ATCTTCTGATCGAAGTCACCAACCGTCCACAATCTGACTTGACTAATGGTTCCGTCAAGTGCGGCCAAGTCAGCAAGTTTCATTTTTTCCAACATGCGAACATCATCAAGAATCGCATAAATCATTGGATTAGCCCAGAGCAACCAATCATCTTTCTTGTAATGATAGAAGAATGTATTGTCACCGAGTGGAATTTTAGTTTCGCCCTTAATAATTCTTTCTTGCAAATCTTTAGGGAGTGTTTTGAATACACCCTTATTATTTTGAGAACTATTAATTAAGGCTTGATGAGTGTATCTAGAAATATTTAAAGAGTATTGAGGCTTTCCAACGGCATACATACCATGATCCTGTACGTCAATAGCAACAGGATTTAAAAAATCATACATCCAAGGAATCTCACGTTCTGGAACAGTAATATCCTCAAGATCAATATCTGCTCCAGCGGCACGCCTGAGTTCTGCTTCCTTTTGTCTATCTAGTTTTGCAGTTCTTCTTTGAACCGCAACATTTCCACATCTATAAAGATAATTCAAAAATCTTTCAGAACAATCAGTACCGTTTACTTGGTTAAACCATTTACGGTAAAATTTTTCAATAGTTTTATTTGGATGAACCAAGGTGATGCCTTGACTGGCAAAGTCACTCATGAGGTCAATAACATTTCTAATGATACCAACTCTATCGTAAGCCGCCATGCAAGCAACCATGATTCTTCTTTGACGAATAGGAATTGCTTCGCCGGGGCGAAACGCATCATAGTCAGATCTTGTAAAGCTAGGGCGAACGCTCTTATTTGGCTCAATGTCAATGTAAGTCTGTTGATTGCTATTGTAGGAAGGATCTCCACGATACCCCCAGCCATGAGCTTCAGACTTATAGACAACCCCTTCATATCCCTCTAAATTATTAGCATCATAAACTTTTTCTTTATCCGATTCGCTTGCCCAAGTATTAAATAGAGGCTCTGACATTTGTATTAATTCCTATGCATTTGTATTAACAATAAGATTGGTAATTGTATTGATATACACACAAAAACCAAAAGGGGTCAATAAATTCCTTTTACCTGTTCAGTGAACCAAGCCGGTCCCTGATACAGCTTTCCGCCACTTGCACCGAAAGTCGGTTGACCATTAGCGAAACCACCAATAGCACCAGATTCTAGGGTGGTTTTTTCTATAAGAAGATTTCTAGCAGACATGTTAGCCATAATCAAAGAAGAGTATCTATCTTTTCTGAGTCTGCTCTTTCTTCCTGCACCAGTTTTAACTTCTGGCGTATCCCAACGCTCTCTACCAGTAGAAGTCTGTGTCATAACAATCATAGACAACTCATCCTTGAGTTCTTCGATTTCCATAACGCAATCCTCTAAGGTATCATACTTTCTGTCGAGCGATTTATCAACTTCAAGTGCGATGCCCAAACTAGCCGAGTCAAAGTAAGGAAATAGAACAGCCTTATCTTCAAAGTCTTTTCTTAATCCATGATTAGCTTCTGCAAGCCAATTATAGTTGGCAAACTGACACAATCTAAGAATATGCAATCCAGCATGGTCGTCAGTATCTTTAGCCTTTTCTTCTATGACAGGCCAAATGGCTACTTCTCCATCTGGAATCTTATCTTTGTCATGAAGGGCTTCCATAACAGCAATACCACCACCCTGAGCGTCGAGTGCAATCTCAGCACAAGGGAAAACCTTCATAAGCTGGCGAATCTTCTTTGCACAAAATGAATAGAAGTCATCTTCATCTACAATCTTAGACTTCAGTAACTCTTTGTGGGATTTTCTTGTTGTTGTCCAACAGTGAACGACCTTTCTATGATCTGAATTAACCTCCATGACAACTATACTAAAGTTATCAACCTCAGAAGCAGGGTCAACACCGAAAACATACTTCTTGTTGCTGTCGCCCTTTAGGGTAGCCTCAAAACAAACATCCCCCGAACTGGGTAGCGAGACTGGGTTCTGAGGGCTAGTCGTGCATCCCTGGCATGAACCGTTGCCTTGGCACGACCAATTTGACCAGCATCCATAAAACCAGCAGGCAATTTATCAACAGGAATTCGTGCAACAGAATAGTTTGTATAATCAAAATCAGGAGGCACACTTCCGCCAAATACTTCTTCTAGCTTTCTAATATTTCCACCGCTGGATACAATCTTATGGTATCTTTTAAAGTATTCTGCAAAGTGATTAAAGTCGTAATAGGCAGTACCAGAAAGAATAATCTGGTTTGACATATCCATCTGTGTTTCTTTCTTTTCATTTGCCACGGGTATGCCAAGCTCTGCCGCTTTCTTTTCTCTGGCTTTTTGCTTAACCTTTTCGATAGGAGATGCGGCAACGGCAGCAAAACCAGCAACGACATTCTCAAAAATATCGCGTGGGATGGACGCGAATTCGTCAGCAATAATGTCGTTAGCACGTTGACCTCTGATTTTACTACCGTCACCTAAAGGCAAACATGTGATGGTACTTTGACCAATATGCATCACACATCTGTCAACATCTCGTCGTGGGCCACTATTAGTCGAGCACAAGTCGCGAAGAACCGGTGCATTTTTCCACACCGTGTCCATATATTCAAACAACACTTTCGACTGTCTAAACGCAGCACCAACGATGATGATTTTTCGTCGTGGCATGAATAATGCACGAAGGAGAGGGTACACTGAAAGAATAAACGATTTACCCATACCACGACTACCAACAAGCATTGGAAATTTTCTGTTCCACATTTCGTGCAATAGGAGAGCTTGGAACGGAGAAAGTTCAATGTTTAGAATGTATTTGCAGGCAAAGCTAAAATATTCCGGCCTCATCATTAACCATGATAGCCGCTTTAATAGTGCTTCATTGTCAGAATCCTGCATCACAAAATCCATAGGATTAAATAATGTAGATTCATCGACATCAATGCCTAGCCAAGCATCATCTAACAGTTGTTGGTTTGTTTTCATAATTTTAATGCGTTGGAAAATACATGATCGGCAAATCCATAATCAACAGCTTCCGCTGCTGTCAAATACCAATCACCATCCTTCATTTTCCTTTTTATGTACGATTTTACCTTTGAAAGAGAATCGCCTCTTTCCTTGAAGTATTTACCTTTTAAACACTTCTCTGCATAAATATCCACCATTGTTTGACAGTTTCTCTTGTCTATGGTTGCAAAGTTTTGAGACGAAAGATAATCGCCTGAATTATCGCTAGAACCATAGTGGCACATAAAAATACAGTTTGGTGTTAATATCCGTTTACTAGCAGCTTGCATGATAACCGTTCCCATAGAACAGATCTGAGCATAGCCGATAATATTCACTTTACATTTACAAAGTTTAATAGCATCATAGATACCCATGCCAGAAAACCAGCAACCGCCAATGGTTTGCATATATATTGTTATGGGGTCTGAAGAGGCATTTTGCAATATATTAATATTTTTAATGAACCCTTGCAGCATACGGAAATCTACCCCAGAGGTTTCCGATGATGCATCCTCTTTTTCTTGTAAATAGATCGTTCTGTTTTCTACATCAATATTACTTGAATGAATATCAGAAATCGAATCTGACGGGTTGCTTGTCTTGCTCATCTTCTTTCTGGCCTTTGTCGAAGAGTTCTGAAAGCCTTTTAAATATGCTATTACAAACTAAAAAAGCATTTTGCTTGTTGTCGCAAAACATGAGGTTGACATCGTGCTGAATGACAATCTCCATTAGAGACTTCATCAAATATCTGCCAGTCAATTTGGTCTGATCCACTATATCAAACCGTTTGCCTTTAGGTTTTGATATTTTCCCTTCTTTGTATAATTTGTAATTCTCTTTATCTTTCGAGTCTAGTAGACTCATTGGGTACTCAACTACATCCGATGCAGAAAACTCTAATACAAGAAAACGAAAGTGATAATCCTTCATCCTTTCCATTTCATCGTAGAAAGCCTTCTTCTTCCTTCCTAAGTTCATCGCTATTTCTGTGACGGAAGCCTTACGCTCCACGCAGACAATCTCCTCAAATCCCTTGAGAGTGTAATCGCCCGTATGAAGCGTGCCCACCTCCATCCCCTCACATTTATCGTAAGGGGAGAAGAACCAACCGTCTTGCTCTCTAGTGTCTTTTATGACGGTATATTTACTCGTCTTCTTTTTCATCTAAACTCCAAGATTTGAAGCGGTCAAACTTCTCTGGTTCTGGTGCTGGTTCTGGTGCAACCTCTTCAACTACAGGCTCTTCTGCAACTGGCTCTGGAGCCGGTGCTGGAGCGGGTGCTGGAGCGGGTGCTGGAGCGGGTGCTGAACGTTTTACAGCAGCCTTGGCAATCACAATTGTCTTTTTGCCGATGCTCAATCTTAGTCTAGCACCTTGTTTGCTAAGTTCGCCATAAACTTCATTAAAAGCCTTTGATGCCTCTTGTCCGTGACAATCGAATTTAATTACAACTTGACCACCATCTTTGATACTTTCATATCCATCTAGAATTTGTTGCTTAATGCTCATTTTTTATTACTCCTAACCTTTTCGGTAAAGTACGAAATGTAATGTGATTCATGGCCTGTCACTTCGTCGTGACAGTTTTTGCAGAGTGTGATGCCATTGTCTGGATCGTATCTCAATGCACTTGCCGAACTCCACTTCATGATATGGTGAACGTTCAGCCATACCTTCTTTCCCTTTTTACTACACATTTGACATGTGAATTTGTCCCTCTTTAGAACTTTGTTCCTAAATTCTTTGTAAACAGGATCTTTATAGTCTCGCCTCATACTAAACCTTTGTAACTGATCCTGTGCCGCGACCGCTATTCACTAGCTTTTCCGGCTTGTCCTTAAAAAAGTCTTTAATCGTATTTACAGCCCCTTTGTAATTAGGGGAAAATCCTTCATCCATAAGTATGATTCCCCCCGTCACCATTCTAGGATAGAAAAAATCAAGGCACTGCTGGTAGGAAAGTGCTTGATCCACATCCAAGTGAACAAAGCTAAATTTTCTTTCTGCCACATGATGACACTGTTCGTTGAATAAACCCTTATAGATATTCACATTTGGGAAATCTTTAAAATATTTGAATATGGCATCTATTGTAGCTTGGCTTGGTTTAAAATCACCTAGAGTAGCTGGGCTTAAATTATCTTCGTATGGTATACCTTCAAAAGTATCAAACAAATGAATCAGCTTTTCGGATTTATTTTCTGTTACTGTTTTATTGATATGTACGGCAGATCCGCCACCACACACACCAACCTCTGCCAAATCTCCGTCTAAATGAATAGTTTTATTGATGAGTTTCTTGAGCAGTCCCATCTTTATCTTGCCGTTTAAAGAGTTGATATTCACTTTTGCTTTGAGTGAATTATTGATCTCACGCATTATACGGCACACCCTTCAACTCTTGCTGTTCCAGCTTTGGAAACATCGCTATCCACCATTCTATTTGCTAAATCTGTAAAACTGACCTTTCTTTCCCAATTGAGCATTTCTTCAGCTTTGTCTGGAAGCCCCAACAAATAGTCAACTTCTGCTGGACGAAAGAACTTAGGATCAATTACCACATAATTGTCCCAATCCTTAATTCCTACTCTGGCAAAAGCTGCATCCAAGAACTGACGAATTGTATATGTTTCGCCCGTGGCAACAACATAATCATCTGGAAAGGTTTGTTGCAACATAAGCCACATAGCATTGACATAATCTTCTGCATGGCCCCAATCTCTTTTTGCATCCAGATTTCCAAGTCTCAATTTGGGGAAGGACTCACCATCATAGATAATATCGTCAGAATCGAAGCATACATCAATCGCTCCACGTTCTCTGCTCCAAGCAACAAACTCCCCAATCCACTTTGTAATCTTGCGAGTCACAAAATGTTCACCTCTTCGCTCGCTTTCATGATTAAAAAGAATACCGCTCGATCCATGAATGTCATAGCTATCGCGGTAGTTCCGCACGAGGTGGTGTGCAGCAAGTTTAGCAATAGCATATGGACTCTGAGGGAAAAATGGAGTATCTTCGTTTTGATACTTCTGTTCAGTTGGTGCCGTCCCCAAGTGAGGGGCTGGAATAACTCTTTCATCGTAATTCTTTCCAAACATCTCGCTAGAGCTTGCTTGATAAAATCTGATCTCTTCTTTTCGCGGTGAATACCTGATGGCTTCAAGAATATTCAGTACGCCGCCATAAGTAATGTCAGTTGTTAGGTTGGGTTGTTCAAAACTGGTAGCGACATGGGACTGAGCCGCCAAGTTATAAATCTCGTGAGGTTTCACCTCCTCGATAATTTTGCTTACACAAAAACCATCCGTAATATCGCCTTCAACGATATTTAGTTTTGGCAAGATATGATCAATTCTAGAAGTAGTGCTAACACTAACCCTGCGGGTCACGCCAGTTACTTCATAACCCTTCTCTAGAAGTAGTTCAGCTAGGTAACTCCCATCTTGTCCTGTGATTCCAAAGATAATTGCCTTCTTAGTCATTAATGTCCTCATTCCTAAGTAAAGTTTCAGGGGTCAAAAACGGCTGGTCAACGGTGCCGTCTTCATATTCGTGGTATTCTGATAAACGTTCTTTCTCCTTTTCAGCAGCAAGCCGCATTTTTTCCATGTCTAACCCGATTCGCGTGCGAAAATCGCTATCGGTGGCAATCTGCTTAACGAGCGAAGCGAATGTTTGCTTACTGTCTTCAATCGCTTTGATACGTTGCTCTCTGGTGCCTTTCAGATCTTTGAGCATCGTAGCTTTGCGAGCTTGGAGATCCTTATAGTCCTTTGATAGTGTTTCCTGTGCGGCTCTTAAAACTGCTATTTGTCGCTCCATCTGCATGATATAATCCATGTCACGCTGATCCTTGTCCACCGCCTTCTCTCCTTGAACGAGACGTTCATACGTCGAGATTTCAGTCTGATTGTCTTGCTGAGACTTTAAAATCCTATTCATTAGAATCTCTAGCTTGATAGTATCAATGATCTGCATTTCTTCGGTATGAAACACATCGTCTTTAAACTGACTCCACATCTTCTTAAAGTGGAACTCAAACATTTCTAGCTCTTCTTCTGCAAACTGATGTTTAAGCTCACGAAAGTATGGTTTAGCCTTTAGCTCGTTAGCTACTTCAGCTTCCTTCTTCTGTTTCGCAGAAAAGCCCACATTCTTAGCGATCCAATCTTTGACGCTATCAGGATCACGATCTAGTTTGTGAGCTATCTGATCAATCGAAAGAACCTCGGCATTAGCCTCGATAAATTGCATATCTTCATTAGAGAAGCGACCCTTTTTCATTCTACGTCTTCTCCATTGATAATCTTCTCTATAACCTGAATGATATGTGCCTTACGGCTTTTGGGCAGAGAAGAGTTTGATTGGAGTTTGAGATAGTCGCGACGAAGGTGCGATGGGAGTTTTTGGTCAATAAGATCAAGAACCTCTTTCATTTGGGCGTTGTTGGTTGTTTGGTCAGTGGAGTATATAGTATAGACAGCTTCAATACTGACGGGTTCCAACAGGCGTTTTTTCCTATCTTGGATTTTTTGGGCCTCTGTGCCATAATCAAGACGATAGTAATTATCTCTTTTGAAGGTTTTTAGCCTATTGTTAATATGAGTATACATGAAGTTCTCTAGGGGTCTAGACGTATCATATTTATCGAGCCCCGCGATACCAATAAGAAATGCCTCTTGTTCAATATCTTCTACATCATATCCAGAGAATACATATTTAGGGGCGAGCCTTTTTGCTATTTTCATTATTGTAGCAGAGACGAAATCCTCATCTAGTCCTTCGGGGAGCTTCATTCATCTTCTCCCAGCATTTGATCGAATTGATCTTGTTCCTGAAGTTCTTTTTTGCGGGCTTCTGCTTCGTCAACGGGCGGATCTGTAAAGTGTGTGCCCACTACCATATCTGGATATAAAGCCTTTTGTCTTTCAATTAGGTCGTTCACAGACATTGGGCCATCTGGTAGTTTGAGATCAGCCTTGGCAGAATCTTCTAGCTCCTTGGTTCCCTTTGCGTGCAAGATGGAACCGGCTTTCTTGTAGTCGATTTTCTTGGGTTTATTCTTACTCATTTGTTCCTCCTAGAATATTATAGTATCAAGTTGAGATTTATACACAATTTTGTGGGAATTTGTTTTAACTAGGTGCTGTCAGATTACATTAGCTTCGACATATATTTGAAATATGTTCAATTTTGTTTGAACCACCCCGGCATTTTGCAACCCCAAAATGCAAAAAAAATCTGAAAATAAAATTACCCTTATTTTTCAGAATTATGCT